GATTTTGTGCCGGGGTACATTGCGGAGAATGAGGCCGATTTCTGGCTGGACTGGCTGTTTGCGAACGCCGACAAGGATGAGCAGCTCAGAGTAGTAAAAGCCGGGTATCTGGCAGAGGGACTTAAACCACTGCAAAAGGAATACATCGAGCAGCAAAAGGTTGATTTTTGCCGAGATGATGCGGAGTTTTTGGAGTATGTGAGGAGGAAACTGGAGTGAGAGAGCGAGGCGGATGCAGCCGATACATCACAAAGGTACTGGTGAGTAAAGTACACTTTCCAGAGGGGCAGGAGGTTTGCCGGGTTTGCCCTTTTTGCGTGGCGGACCCGAGTAACCACAAGCGCGAGGTTTGCAGCATTACAGGCGAGATTTTACCTTTTGCGGAGCTCAAGATTGATGAGGATTGCCCGCTAAGGGATGCAGGAGAGGAGAGAGACTAATGGGGATTCCGGTGATGATTCTAGGCGAGAGCGGTAGCGGGAAATCTGCATCGTTGCGCAATTTTGAGCCGGACGAGGTTGGCATTTTTAACGTTGCCAGCAAGCCCCTGCCGTTTCGCAAGCCGCTCAAAAAGATTGATAACGCGGCATACCACACCATCTTAAAAGCGCTATCAAAGCCAAGTCTCAAGCGCTATGTAATCGATGATAGCCAGTATCTGTTGGTGTTTGAGATGTTTGACAAAGCTAAAGAAACCGGCTATGGCAAATTTACAGACATGGCAAAAAACTTTTATGATTTAATCCAGTTTGTGATTAAGCGCACGCCGGAGGATTGCATTGTGTATTTTTTGCACCATGTGCAGGAGGACGAGCAAGGTAAAATCAAAGCTAAAACGGTGGGGAGGATGCTGGACGAAAAGCTCACTTTGGAGGGGCTGTTCTCCATTGTATTGATGGCGCGGACCGAAAAAGGAGAGTATTTTTTCCAAACCCACAGCAGCGGCTCAGATACTGTAAAAACCCCGATGGATATGTTTGCAGAGGACAGGATTGACAACGATTTGAAAGCTGTAGACACTGCTATCCGAGAGTACTGGGGATTAGATAATAACGATAAAGGAGTAGAATAATTATGAAACCATTTGCAGGCTATGAAAACGTACAGGTAAGCGACTTCGAGAAGCTGCCAAAGGGCGCTTATGAGGTAAAAATCATGGATGCTAAGGAGGTAACTTATACCGGCAAGGATGGAAGTACCTTTAGCAAGCTGGAAATCGCCTTTGAGATTGCAACCGGTGAATTTGCAGGATTTTACCGCCGCAACTTTGATGCGCAGACTCAGGAGGACAAAAAGTGGAAGGGCGTAATGCGCCTGTATGTTCCGAAGGAAGACGGCACAGACAAGGACGAATGGACTAAGAAAACTTTTAAGCGCATGATGCAGGCAATCGAGGACAGCAATCCCGGTTACCGTTGGGACTGGAACGAAAAAGGGCTCAAAGGTAAGATTGTAGGCTGCCTGTACCAGAATCGAGAATGGGCTTACAACGGCAAAACCGGATGGAGCGCACAGCCGCACAGTTTTATCGATGTAGCAAAAGTGAGAAGCGGCGAATTTAAACTCCCAGCGGACAAGCCCTTAGATGCAAGCCAAAAACCGGTAAGCGTGGACATTGCAGCAGATACGGACGAAGAAGACCTC